GTCCAAAACATCCTCTACAGGTACGCCAATCAGTTTGGCCGCTACCAAAGCCTGAAAATCCATGGACAGAAACACAGACGGAGTTGTGTCGCCCATTTTGCGCACTTCCTTTTCTGCTGCAATTAAATCTTTACCGCGGATAGCTTCAAAATCTAATTTAACTTCCTTAACTTCTTCGCCATTAACCATAATAGGATTATTCAATTGAACTACTTGCATCTTTCATTCCTCCAAACTTTTATAATTTAGCCCCCAGCGTGTAGCCGGAGGCTTTTTTTGTTTTATACCATGCCTAAGGCTTCGCGAACGTCAGCCATATAATCAACGCCACCAATGTTGCAGATGTAGTTGAACTTATCCAGCTCCAGAACAGTTTCACCATCAATGGTAACTTTTAGGTAAGCTGTTTCAATTGTGTTCGCAGTGCCTGTAGTAGCACCAACATCCAGCTTGCCCAACTCCGTTTTCTTCGGTACACCGCGCACAACGCATTTTACGTTACCAACCTTGTATTTACCGCTGGCACTGTCATAAATCTGCTGCGCGCCGCGCAGATCAAGATTTACGCCAGTCTGCATAGCCAACATGATATTGCGCTTCTCCAATGTGCGCCAGTTCAACACTGTTTCCATACTACCGAAATGCCCCAGCACCGGGCTATCAAACTCGCCTGCAATACCTGCACCTTTAACGGTTTCGGTCATAGCATCTAACGATGGAAGCTGCACGTCAGCAATACCCACCAAATCGTTACCATCTTGGTAAACTTTAAAGTTAATCAATTTCTCAGGTACATTTGCCATCTATCTCACCTCCCAATTAACTGAACAGCGTTTCAAAATACGCAGGATCATATTCGAGCACGTTTTCAATTTCACGCGCAGGGGCAGGCGGCGTAAGATAGGTGTGGAATTTAATGATGCCGTCCATAAGATTGGTAACGGGATTTTCATCATCACGAAATTCAACACGCCCGCCCAAAATGACACCTTGTCCGGTAAGACCGTTTAAACGCATATTTTCGCTATCCAAAACTGTTTGAATCAAGCGTTTGTTAATCGGCTTATCTACCTTTGCCCAATAAGTTTGAATGAAAGTCTGCGCATGCCAATAAAACATGCGGCGGATGCTGATAAACGCGTCTTTGGAGTCGGTGTTGGACGGATAGCAGGCGGTGCGGTTGCCCCAGCATTTCCAGCCGCCGATAAAATTGAGCGCGGTAACAACGCCCTGACCGTTGAGGTAGCCTGCCTCATCGGGGCCTAACACCATCTCAGTGCCGTCTTTTAAGCAGCAACCATTGATCTGCATACTCTTGTTTGACGGAGACTCATAGGGGATGTCGCCGTTGGAGCTGTCAACGGTCGCGATAACACCCAGCACGTGGGTAGACATATGATAGATATCATCACCCATCTTGACCATCGGCCAGCACACGACCTGCGCGGTATCGTTGTAGCTGTTCTGGTTCATCCAATTTTTGACGTCGGTATATTTTTTGACGCTTTCAGTCGGCACATCATTTAATGTAATCGCCTTAAAATGGCTGTTAATATTGCCGGCTTTAGCTTTCATTACGGCGGCCACGGTAGGCTCATGACTCCAGCCCGGTGCCAGCACGATGCCCGGCACAAGACCAGTCAGCGGAAATACCTTGTTAAGGCATTCCAGGCCCTTAACAGATCCGTCGCTTACACTGATTCCGCCAATGATATCGTCTTCGTTGACAGCGGTCGGGTCCAATTCGTCATAAGCAAGAATCAGGCTGCTTGCTGCAGATGCGGTGCCGTCATCCAACAAGGTGATTACAAGGGCGCCGTCATCATCGTAGGCAGCCTCATAGTCTTTGCCAGCTACCAGCACGGAGCCAACAGCAGAAGCCTTGATTTTAAGGGTGTCGAGCAGCACCGGTGCGTCTAAGGTTGCGACTTTGTCAGCAATATCAACGCTTTTGTCGGTAACGCTCTTTTTGTGGGTTTTGGGGTCCAGTACGTTGACAAAAACGACCGGACCACGATTGTACAACGCAAATTGGCTGTACATTACCTCACATAAGGTATATTTTGCCCAATCCTTGCTAAAACCAAGCTGCTGCACAGCCTCAGCATAGCTGTAGCACAGGACCGGCTTATTAGTAGCAGCGCGGTCGGTGGCCAGATGTACCGGGGCGGTACCAAAGACCACAGGCAGGCCCGCGGTGGTATTTACCGCCGGTACAATACTGGTAGGCACTTCCTGTGTATAGACACCATGTTTATATGCCATTGCTTACACCTCCAATGCTTCTTTGTAGTATTTGTAGAGCGGCGTGCCGGGCTGTTTGGTCTGCGCCATCGCCGCATTCAGCTCTGTCACAGGCACAAATAAGCGCTTCAGCGCAGGCATTGCCGCAAACTCTTCATCAAGATGCGTCGGCAAACCGCCAATAAAAACCTGATATTGCAGTAATCTGCCACGGCTCAGGTTCGGGCCTACATAAATCAGCTTTTCGCTTGCTGATTTTTGATTTTTAATCGCCATAATAAATGTCCTCCTCATATGGTTGACCGATAGTATAAGTTGCCGTAATTTTGCCTTGCCACTGCGGTGCGGGCTGTACTTCCGGCACTTCCAGCTTCAACGGCAGCTGCAGGCGGTGCCTGTTCGCTACCAGACGATGCTTCAGAAGATGCTGGCGCACGTGCTCCATAAGATTATAGAGACTGCGCCAGTCGTCCGCATCGCTGTTGTCATAGATGCTGAAGCCAAATTCTATCGTTGCGGTGCTCATATCGCCGTCCGCAGTATCCTGCGCCCCAGTAACAAGAGCATAGATAAACGACGCCTGTTCATCAGCATTCATGCGTGCCGGCGGAAAGCCTGCATACACTTTAATCTCACGCTGGCCAGAGGGCTGCTGCGTGCTGTAGTCGGTAACTGCCGGGCGCAGAAAATCAGCCAGATTATCCATTAATTCAACTGTAGTCATACAAGCTCCTTACTTCATTTTTGAAAAACGACTATACACTTCACGTAAAAAATGTCGATTCAGAACATTTTCTGCAAAAGGTGTTAGCCTGTTGATAGTATTTTTATTTCCCATCATTGATGGTATAGATGGACCATGTAGTACGGTTAACGGGTATCTGCTCTTACCAAGCCTTTTGAACGGAAAAGGTCCATTCCCAGCTCGTGTAGCCTGCAAAAACAAACCTTTTATAGGCTTCGGATTACTGCTACGTAATACCCTGACACGAATTGGACCTTTTTTGCTTTTCCGTACATCAAACCGAGTCAAAGTTGCCGGTCTGCCCGTACTCATAACAACACCAGTAAGCCGGGAAAGCGTTGCCTTGCGTATTTCCACTTTTTTCTTCACAACAGCGCTAGAAATAACATATCGTTCTCTTACCAACCTCGCAACTTTCGTCTTGATTTGTTTGGTAGATTTATTGATTGAGCTTTTTATGGCTCTTTTTATCTCCTTCGGAGCACCGTCCAACAGCTGCTGTGCATATTCCATGTTTTTAGCATCAATACTAATCATCGGTCATTCGCCACCAACTGAATGGTTAAAAGTCCCATATCATCGCTCACACTTTCAACCTCATACATTTTTTCGTCCAGGTAAAAACGCATGCCATACACCGGCACCTCCGGTAAATCAGCCTTCAGGCAGTTAACCTGCAGCTGACTGCCATAAACACCGGGATAATAGTCATCCTTACCGGCTTGGATAGAAAGCGACTGCGCCACTGAGATATCCTGCACAATCGCCTTGCACTCCGTACCGTTCAGATCATGCAGCTCCGCAAACTCCATATCATTGAGAAAGACAGCCGCATTATCTACGGCTATCTGCTCTTTAAAGCTCAGCGCTTTCATTGTACGGTAGCGGCTTCATCAACCGCCGGCAGCACGTCTTCATCATCGCCAGCAGGCTCTTTAGAGATAGATTTAGAAGCAGGCTGCTTTTTACTCTTTTTGCCAGAAGCAGGCTTTTCAGCCTCGGTTTTGCTAATGATTTCAACATCTTCCGGAGCAGCAGTTTCTGCCTCAGGCTCGCCAATGATTTCAAACTCTTCCGGAGCATCATCATACAGCTTTTGAGCAACGTCGTCAGGCAGCTCAACAACACTGCCTGCTGCATAAACCACGTTATTATGACGCAGAGAGAATTTCTTAACGAGGATATACATAAGCTGCCTCCTTATTTAACCTTGATAACATACCAGTCATCCACGGATTCAGGAACAACAAGGCAACGGCTCTGCATAGCAATAGAGCAGTAGTCATTCTCAATGTTCATGGTAACCTTAGGCACATAACGGCCTTCATAGGTGTGGAACTGCTTATCATCCTCCATCTGGGTAACGGCGCCATACAAGCGCTTGCCACGACCGGCAACGCCGATAATAACGTAATCATCAGGCAGGTACGGAGTAAATACACCTTCGTTGTTGATGTAACCACCCTCATAGGTGTACATCTCCAGGCCTAAGGCACCCAGCAGGCCAAAGCGCATAACCTCAGGGCTTTGAATCTTAGGTTCGAAGGACATCAGCGCCGCATTGTCGCGGGACGGAATCAGCAGCTTGTCATAAATGCTCTTGTTGTTCAACAGCATGTTGCTGGTAGCCTCGGAGCACATCATGATAGTCGGAGTCAGGCCAGCATTGCGGCGGATGGTTTTGGAAGCCTCCTGCAGGTTGCCGTAAGCATCAGAGGTATCCTTATCCCAGGTATCGGTACCGGACAAGGTTTGCTTTTGAGTAAAGTTAAAAGAGATGGTGTCAATCTTTTGGGTTTTGCCATCATCAGCATAACCGTTAATGGTGTAGCTGCCATCAATCAGCAGCTTTGCAGCCATATATTCCTCAGTGCGGGTGCACATGTCGGTCAATTCTTTGATATCCTCAGCGCGATATTCTTCAGCTCGCTGTTGGGGAGTGCGACCGCTGTACACACTTTCACCTGCCAGGCGCTTTTGCAGCTGCTCAGCAGTCAGTACGCGCTTAGGCTTCATCAGCGGAGCCTTGTAGGATTTGGTTTCAAAGCCATCACGCTGCATATTAACACCTTGAGAACCCGGAACAACAAAGGGTGCCATGGAGCGACCGCCTTTTTTGAAATCCACGTCTAGATATTCGGAGCTATAGGTAATTGCGTTCGGGAAAAAGGTGTTTACTAACAAAGGATTGGGCGGATATGCACGATTGATTACGCCCAGCAAAGAACGGGTAGAATTGATATCAAATGCCATAGTTTATTCCTCCTTATTGCAGATGAGTCAGGTAGATGCCAACAGCACGCAGCTCTTCCTCGTGTGCCTGCACAGAATCAGATTCAGCGCCAACAGACATTTCCTCTGCATTGAAAATGCCGCTAATATAAACAGTAGCAACTACATCGCCGGTGCCAACAACAACATCTTCGGCTAGCACAGCGTTTGCTACCTTCAGCGCCGGAGTTGCGGATGCAGCATCAACAATCTGGTATTTGCCTTCACTGACAGCCAGCACAGCGCCTCTTTTAAGCGCCTTTTCAGCGCTCAGGCCTTTAAGGGTAATGTTTTTGGTAAGAGCAGCCACAGCGGTACCGCCAATAAGCTGGTCCACATTGCTTTTTTCACTGGTTACATATGCCATTATTTATTACCTCCATACATATTCTGCAGAGTTTTAGCCATGTTTTCGGTGCGCAGGGCATCTTCCTCTGCTTCAGTCAGGCCATTAGCAGGCTGACCGGTTACATTACCGGAGCCAGATTTCATCTGGTCATCAATCAAATCATTCATAAAGCTTTGAGCTGCAGAAGTCTGAGCTGCAGGCTGAGCACCCTTAATAGCATCAATGGTTTCTTTGATTTCATCAGCAGTCTTGCCGTCTTTGATGGCCATATTGATTACAGCCTTCACACCAGCACTGCCATCATCCAAAGCATTGAGCGCAGCCAAACGGCTTCTTTCCTCATTGCGGATTTGCTCCTCATTAGCCGGAGCGGTGGTTTGGTTCGCAGGAGCAGCACTGTTAGTCTGTTCACTTGCTCTGACACCGATAGCACTCAAAATAGTGTTTACGGCATTCATAAGATTTTCATTCATCGTTTTGTCCTCCTTTTTGTGGATTTTGTTTTTAATTAAGTCAGCATCTCCCTGGCTCAACTGATGCCGCACATGGTTGACCACAAGCACATTGCCGTCAAGAACAGGTTCAACCTTACCTTGAATCTGGTCACAGAAGCCATTGGCAAGGCATTCTTCAGCAGTAAGCCAGGTGCTGTTTTTCATCATGGTCTCCAATTCTTTTTCGCTGAGCTTGCAGCGCTCCTTATAAGCTGCCACAATACTAGCCTTGACAGGCTTGAGCATTTCAATAAGCTTGCCCAGCTGCTCAGCGTTGGCAGGCTCTGTCAGCCAGACCATGGGGTCATGAATCATCATCATAGCATTGACCGGCATAAGGATTTTTTTGCCGGCCATAGCAATGATTGTCGCAGCACTGGCCGCCAAACCATCAATCATTACAGTGGTATCACCAGAGTAAGACTTAATCTGGTTGGCAATAGCGTGTGCAGCGAAAACATTGCCGCCATTGCTATTGATGCGGATACAAACAGGCTTGCCCTCCAGCTTAGCCAATGCATCAGCAAAGCCTATAGGGCAAACATCGCCACTGCTGTCATACCAAGGCTTTTCGCTGACGATATCGCCATAAATACGGATTTCAGCAGTGTTTTCGGATGCTTTGTTGATAATCTCCCAAAATGGTTTATTTTTCACCATCGTTTTCACCTCCTTCCTCAGTCTTTACATTCTGATGAAGCGGATAATTGAGGCCATTGCCTTGCCAATGCTTATGTTCAGCTTGCAGCTGTGCAATGTTTTCCTCGTATTCCGTGCCGGTGATTTCAGCAGATTCCTGTTCACCGGTGCTGAAGCCGTAATCAACACGCAGCTTGGCTGCCTGAACCTCTTTCACCGGGTCAAGCATGCCCATAGTCGGACCGTACCAGGACGCGCGGCTCCACGCCTTACGCAGCAGCGGGTCACTAAAATAGCCAGGCGCTTGAATGCGTCCAATAGCTACCGCCTCAGCCAGCCAGCGTTCATACACCGGCTGGCAAAAATCCCTTGCGAACCAAATGCGCCGCTTCTTGGCAACCGCCTGAAACTGCAGCAAGGCACCGCGTGCAGCACTGTACGAGCTTTGGAAGCGTGACAGCAGCACTTCTGAAGGAATCTCCAGCGCCGCGCCCACCTGAGCAATCAGCGCATTGACGAAGGCCTCAAAGGTGGACAAGCTGCGATTTGCATCGACAGTCTGTACTTCATAGCCAGGAGGCAGCTCGTTCATCGTGCCGGCACCCAACTCAAAGGTATATTGGTCAAAAGCAACCTTTTCATTCTCGCCAAAGGCCTCCGGCAAAGCGTTGGGAAGGCCTTCGCCTGCGTCCTTCGTTTTGAAGAACAAAGTGAAATAGCTTTTGATGATTGCAGCAGTAAGCTCCGCTGTGCTATAACGGTGCATCTGCTTCAATTCTTCAATGGCCGGTGCCAGAATCGGCACACCGCGGTACTGCTCCGGCCTTTCCTCATGGCTGATTTGCAGGATGTTCGGCGCACCTGTTTTGCGCCCGAAGGCTTCTACGCGCACCCATTTTATATTCCTGTTTTCCGTCGGGTCATAAGGCACCCGGTCAGCAACCCAATAGGCTACAACGGCACCATCCGTATTGATTTCAACACCGTTAATAATCCTGTTGCCATTCTTGGGATTACGAACCTCCACCTCATTAAGCGCACCAATAAGACTATAGGTATTAGGATTGCAGACACGGCTTGCTTCAAAAAGCTGTATCTTTGTTGTATAAGGATTATCGCCTAAGGCCTTACGATATTTAATCGCCGCCCAGGCATCTCCGTCCACAATAGACGATATAAAAGCAATATCCTGCATATCGTAAAAGTTATGCTTGCGATACAGGTCACACTCTACGCTCTGCGCCCACAGATTAAACTCTGCCTTAGTGTGCCTGCGCCATTCAGCAGCTTCCTCCGGGCTCATGCCTAACAAACGATAATCCGGACAAGGTGAAGGCACAAGGCCAGCGCCAACAACATGCGTCCTGTAGCGATTGATGGCAGCAGCGCCAACGGGACTGTTGATGGCCATATCAGCACTGCGGTTGCGCAGGATGTTCAGATTTACGTCAACATCACTTTTAGGGCTGGACCTTATCGGCCAATAACCACGCATAGCTTGTTTTTCGGCACTGGCACCACCGTTGCTGTAGCCTGTGTTTAATACAGGCCTGAGGATGATGCCAGTGGGCCGCTCCTGTGTTAAGGTTTGGCCAGTAGGATGTCTGGCCTTACGATTGTAGGGTGTTCGTTTCTTACTCATTTCGTAGCCTCCTGTTTTATTTGAGCGCTAATCACGGAAAAGCACTCTTTTGGCACGCCTATATCCCTCAGATGCAGGCGCATTATCGTCTTCATTAGCGCCCATGGCTCGCAGGCGATTTATTTCAGCCTGAATGGCGCTAAGGTCAGCGCGCGTCAGCAGCCTATTGCCAATGCGGTAGCTCTGACCGGTGGCCAGAATAGCCTGCTCCGCCTTCAGGTACTGGCGATAGCGTTCGTTCAATGCATTGCTCATTCTGTTCTCCTTCCTCGTTTTATGCAGCCATAGCGTTTCTGTGGCTTGGCAGCAGGTGCAGGAGCCGTCGCCCCGCCTGCCTCGCCATTGCTGCCCTGCGCCAGCATAGCATCCAGCTTTTCAAAGTTAGGTGCAATACTGCGCATGCAGGCAAGATTATACACAGCAAGGTCCAGCGGCTCATTGCGCTTATCCTTGGCTATGTTCGTCCACTGAAAAACAACTACGCCGTTTTTCTTACGCGGCACCAGCTCCTCGGAAATCAGACCGCGAAAATAAATGCGATCATAGCCACGATTGGCATACGATTCTATGACAGCATCACTGCTCAGGCTCTTATCGTCAGTTTTCAGCAGACCTTGCAGCGCTTCAACGAATTTTTTCATCCGATGCTTATCGTCTAGTGGAAAATGCATATACTTAGCTCCCTGAACCTCAATGCTGAGACGGTCCATGATTTGCTGCTTGCCCGTATCCGTGCCGATGAACACCAAAGGAATGGAGCTGTTACGCATCTGCTTTTTGCCAATCTTGGCAACAAGGTCTTCGTTGGCCATGTTTGAGCCTTTGATAGCAAAGCGCTGACGGAAACGATTCTTAAAGCAGTAGGCATATACGTAATCAGTATAGTGACCGCCGCAGTCTATAAAGGTTCTGGCGATTTTCAGCCCTCGCCCATTGGCAAATTTATAGGTTTTGTCCAGGACGCGGTCTAATTGCTCCCACACCTCGGGAGTGTCGGGAACGCCCAGGATAACGCCTTTACGTATGCCCCAGCGTTCTTCACCATGCCCCCAGCCGGCAACCTCATATTCCAGGCGATTATCCTGCGTATCCACCGCCGCCGTCAGCAGCAGAACGCCTTGCGGCAGCTCAGCGCCATAATCCTCGCGCCGCTTAATGAAGATATCCTCACTCTCGAAATTGCCTTTGCGCTCGTAAGATTCACCGAAGCGAGTATTGTATATTACCTTCTCACGTTCCGGGTCGCCTTCTGCCTCCAGCCATTCCTTCATGACATCGTTCCAGCTAATCCAGGGGCTTGTCCAGCAATTCACGAAGAAGCTGCGCGTATCGGTGGCAAAAGCTGCAGGGTTTTGCGCTACATACTTCTGCGCAGCATTGCGCATATCATTCTCACTGAATTCAAAGCCACAATCAGGGCAAATCCATTTCACTGATTTGACGACAACATGCTTTTTGTTATGTTCCTCGCTGCTATCGAAGTCGGCAAGCATCTGCCGGTGTGTAAGAAGGTGGAATTCGCCACAATTCGGGCACTGATGCTGCCATTCCTCCTGCGTACCGGTCATATACTCGTCATCGATACGACTGGTGCCTTTTATCGTCGGAGTGCTGAACAGTCCAATCACCCTGTTAAAGTAGGTGGTAGTTCTCTTCGCCGCCAAATCAACAGGGTCGCCCTCTACGCCGGCACTATCCGGGAAGCGGTCCACTTCGTCGCAAAGCAAAATACGTATAGGCTTTGATGCAAGGCCGCTCGGGGCGTTCGCACCTGCTATAATCAGCCTGCCGCCGGTAAAATACTTGCTCATGATAGTGTTGCTGGTATTGCGGCTTTTGTTTTCGCGGAAAATGCTTTTCAGGCTTTTGGTAGCTTCAATCATGGGTGTGATACGGCTCTTGGAAAAATCCTCGCCGTCGCTCAACGTAGGCTGAATCATCATCATGGTGCAGGGGTCAAGCTGCGCAAAACGTCCAATGACATTGTTCATGATATCGGACTTTCCCACCTGCGAGCAGCTCTTGACGACAACACGATGCACGCCCTTATCCGTAAAGGCATCCATGATGCTGCGCTGATAAGGTGCTCTGTCTGTACGCCATCTGCCCGGTTCTGCTGACTCCTGCGGCAGCATGCGGTAGGTATCTGCCCATTCGCTTACAGTAGTTTTGGGTGCCAGCTTAAGGCCATTGTTGAAAATGCGGCGCAAAAGCAATACTGTTTTCTGAGCACACATGCTAATCGCCCTCCTTCTCATCAACAGCATCAAACATGGTCGGTGTATAGTCCCTGATTTCTTCCAAACGTCCTTCAACCTCCATGCTCAGCAGCTCTTCAATCTCCGGCTTGCTCTTTTCAAAAAGCAGCGGTGCCATTTTCGACGGAATGCCGCGTATCTGATTGCGGAAGTTGACCAGTATTTCCGTCAGAACAGCCTCTACATCTGCAGCATCGTGCATCTCGCGCCGCTTTTGAGCCAGCTGGATTTCCGCCAGCTCTCTTTTGGCCTTTTCATGCAGAGCTTTTTCTTTCATCAGGTCAACGGATTCATCAGTTTTGTATTTATAGGCATAGTATTCAGCGATAACCTCGGGGAGAAGGTAATCTCCTTCAGGCTCTCGGGTAAGTATTTCTTCGTCTGCCAGTTGGCGCACGCGCCTGTCAGTGATGCCCAGCAGGCGTGCAAGCTCAGCGCCGGAGCCTCTTGGTACTATTTTTTTCGCCATGAACATCACCTCCTTCGCTGTTTGTCCACTGTAGGCAATACAAATCTGGTAATAAGATGCACCGCTTTAGGCTATTTTGCAGCCTAGGCGGTGCGGAAATTGAGAATGGCAAAAGCGGAAATGCTGTCCAGGCTAAATTTCCGCTTTTTGCGTTCCTAACAGGCTATGAAATTGTCGACGAAAAATTTTTGCGTATTAGTGGAAGTCAAGAAAAAATTTTGCGCCTTTTGGACATGTCCGATTTTTCACCTGCGGAAGGAAATATGATTTTTTAAATTCACAGCTAGACAATTTCCGGGAGTTCGCCGACCCGCAGGCTTTTTATTTTCCCGGAAGAACCTAGGGCATCTGTCCACAAAACGCGAACAATAGAAAAGCCGTCGACCAATAGGCCAACGGCTCTCGCTATTCTTTTCTCTCACGCTTTCGCTATTATACATTATAGCACCGATTCACCCTCGCATTCTATCGCATCTTTCAAGAATACTGTTTAAACCTTTGGCATGAAGCTTATGTACATGTTGCCATGTATAGTTAAGCTCTGCTGCTATACGTTCCCACTTCTGATAGTTCAGGTAACGTCTTTGCATCACAAGGCGCATTGGTCCCATCGGCAGCAACGCAACTAAAGCCCGAACTTCTGCCAGCTGGGCGCACAGCTCATTGCAGCACTCTGCAATAATCTTTTCCTGCTCAATTATTTTTGCTACGGAATTTTCCAGCTTTTGGGCATTACCACTACCGCCGCCAGGCGATTGGCTATAAGCAGGCGTTACCTTCTGCGCAAGGTTACGCAACTCCTGCAGCTTATCCAGTTCTCCCTCCAACGTGCGCTGAGCATACATCGCGCCTTTCAGCTTTTCTTTTAGTTCTTCCTTGGTCATACGCTGCCCTCCTGCCGGTCATCTTAATCTACATGCAAACTTAAAAATTTATTATGGGTATTTTCCTTGGGTTTTATATTCTTAGAGATTATTTTTGCGTTTTAATCGTCTTTCACATATACGCATACCTCTAGCCTAGGCCGCTTCCTGTCAACGGAAAAATCCATGTCACGCACGAGCACCATCTTGTCATCAAGATATAATGCACCCTCTAACGCATCACAAAGCAGCTTATGCGTATTGTTCATATCGCGCCGCCTGCCGTCTGGCCAGAAAGCAACTACCTCCAGCACAATCTTTTCTTCCGGTTCAGGTACGCGCCAGCGTTCCCGATGTGCCAAAGCATTAGCAATATAATACGCCTCTTCCTTCCAAGCTCTTGCCAATGGCGTAAGCACACGGTTCCGGCGTCCCATCACATTGAAGTTTTTATAGCAATGATTGACGCTAGGCGGTATGGTCAATATTAAATTCAATTTATTCATTCCGTCGCTTTGCTCCCTTCTTGCGCTTATAGTCATCCCTAAGCTCCATCTTCGCTCTGATATACCATTCGCAGGTTACAGCATTATAATATTTCTCCACGCTGATGATACGATAGTCAGGATGCTTCTGTTCAAAGTGTTTTTGCATATCTTCGCAGTCTTCCGGCCAAAGAGTCAGCTGCTGGAATTGCTTACGACTTGTTTTGGTATCGCTTACAGATTCCAGCGGTTTAACAAGGTTACGGGACGAAGTGTATCTCTTGCGTCCTTTAGGATCTTTGCTAAGGTAACATACCAAAGCTTCAATTCCTCCATGCTCTGCCTGAATACGCTTGCTGTTTGCCCAGCCGTGTCCCCATGCTTTTTCGATAGCATCACGGTCTACGCCACGATTAATCAACAGATGATGATGCACTCTTCCCTTGCTGCTAACCTCGGTAACATAGATGTATTTCAATTCTTTGCCATTAGCCTTATATAATCTTTTCAATCTGCGCATATAATTACGCAGCCTTTTCTCTCCCTCTTCAGGTGTACCAGGCAGGTTATCATTGTCATAGCTTAAAGTCAGGTGTATATCTTTGCTGCCAAAATTGCTTTTGGCCAGCAGCCTAAAATATCTTCGTGCCTTTTTATCGTTAAGGTTTTTCTGCTTCGGAGTTGTTGCCTTCTGTCTGCCACTTCTGCAAGGTTTGTATTTGACATCCACGAAAGGAAATAAATCAATTTCAATGTAATCAGGCTTTTTGCTTTCACTGGTTCCCTGGCAGTAATATGTTTTTTCTCTTATGCCCATTCTCATTGCCATTGATTTATCCCCCTGATATTTTTTGTGGTCGCTTTGTTATTACTTACATACAAGCCTCAAAGGCCTCTGCGGACCTTCAAAAAACTTCTATTGTATAATGAAGAAACCTGCGAGGCAGAACAGCCCCGCAGTATTCCCTTCATATATTCTTTATCATCTATTATTTACGCTAGCCTTTTGGCCAACATCTGTTCCGCCGCCATTCGGCAATGCGTTCATCACGCATTATCCGGCATTCGGACGCCGCCCGCACCTTTGCCTGGCGGTTCTTCTTTAAAATGGTTAGGATGAATTTATATTTTTTATATGCGTCACATATACTGGCGCAGCCACAGCCACGCAGGTCGCAGCCTTTACAAGGACAGTCGACTGTAATCCCGTATACTTTCGTTCCGCCGAAGGCTCTTTCACTTCTCATCATTGCCTCCAATAAATGCCAGACCAATTAACAGTACAATGAGCGTTATCGCAAAATTGATTGTGAAGTCATCCATGTAACATGCTCCTTCTTTTTCCGCCGCAGAGCGCAGGCCGCATACGTGCGATATACTTCTTCTTTTTGTCTGCGCCATTTGCAATGCTTGTATATAATCCGCTAGTTAAATATGAGCGAGGCAGCAGCTCTACGGCCTGCGCTCTGTGGCAGATGGTTGATTAATTAGATGCGTTTAAATTTTTTGCCGTCGAATTGATAGTTCAGCTTCATGCCTGTCGGCTCGTACCAATCAGCCTCGAGCTTATGCTCGTCTATCCAGTCTTTCAGGACAGCATTAAGACGCTGTCCCAGCTCTGCGCGAGCCTTGGCCATTTCCTTGCTTTCAATGCGTTCGCTCCAATATTCTGACGCGTTGCCACCATCTTCGCACGCTTCCTCTTCAAATTCGCCGAGAAGCATTTCTACGCTGATTTCAGGGTGCCAGTTCGACTCTCTCCATTGAACAACAGCCACGATTTCACCAGCTGTCAAGTTGTCGCGCGCAGATTTCAATGCCTCCTCCGGTGTATCGTACAGAGTAAACGTCATGTCATCATCGCCCACGCTATAAGCCTCTGCTTTTTCGGCCGCCAGAACGGCAACGCGAGCCGCTCTTGCCAGCTCCAGCGCCGAACCAAGGTTGGCTTGTGCTTGTCTGAGATAATAGGTCTCGCCGCTGCACTGCCAGTCATTGATGGCAAGCTGCGCACGATTAACTAATTCGTCCACCTTATTGATTGATGTTTCCTTATTATTCATGGTCGTTCTCCTTTGTTTTTTCTGCAGCCTGCTTATTGCTTTCCACCATGTACTGCATGATGATGCAATATACGGCAATATCACCAAGGCTTTCGCTGATTTTTTCTTCATCAATTGTTTGTCCGGCACCGAAAACATGGGCAACATGCTTTAAGCAATAGCTTTTAGCTGTCTCATACATATGTTCCCAGCTATCATCGCCGTATTGCAGCATAGCTCCATTGCGAAAATTCGCCAGCTGGTCTTTGTCACCATATTGCTTGTTCTTTTTTCTGAAAAGGTTAGCAAGCTCATGGAATTTATTGATACAGCTTTCAGTCAAATCATTCGTTTTCTCGTTCATTCTTATCTCTTGCCTGCTTCTTTCACCAATAAGCCTTCTTTATGCGCCTGACGCGCTATCTTGGCAGTTTCGTCACCGCTAAATGCAAGGCAGCTCGGGCAAATCGTTATTTCTTGGCCATTCTTCAATATATAACGATTGCAACTGCCGCTTCTCTGCCCGCATAAGTTACATTTACGCCTCATGCTTTATCCCTCCCAATTTCATCTGGATACGCTCCACTCTCATAGGCGTGTTGAGCTTCGTCTACCGTCGGCTGCTCACGCTTACAATAGTACGCGTAATTAAACGCCTCTTCCTTCAGGGATTCCATCAGCCTAACTTCTTTAGGCAGGAGCATCTGCAGCGGGATCTGCTTTCCGTTACCATCCCTGTAATAATCTACAGCAACAGTATAAAATTTGCGCGTTACCACCATCAAAGGCTCGGACGAATTTTTAAAGCCATCCATGAGCACTACCAGCTGCATGCCATCGCCAAAATCCTTGTGGGATACAAAATTTACTTTTGTTACCCACATATGCAAAGGCAAATCATCTTCATTTTTAGCCGGAAATTCAAGCATTCTGCGTGCCACTCCCGGCAGGAGCGCCCAAAGCTTGCGAAAATCCTCGTGCAACACATCAGCCCTGCTCACGATGCTTTCCTCCGGCTCCGCATCTGTAGGTTTAACCGTGTAGCGCACCTTCGTGCTTCCACCCTTGCGAATGATAAATTTTACTTCGAATTCTTCCATTTAGAAGCCTCCTTGAAATCAATATAGCTGATTGCAAAGCACATAATCATGACCGTCGCAATAAGATAAATCGCAAAATCAATAAGAATAATCTCCATAACTACGCCTCCTGCTCAAATTTTGCCAAGCGCTTGGTAATCTGGTTTTGGCTCTGTGCCAACGCACTAGCCAGCGCTTTGCATACACCGGCACCACGCTTGCCATCCTGCACTTTGTCCAAATGCTCCAGCAGCTTATTGATGCCGTTGAGCACCGCCCAAATCTCCACCTTAAGCTCCAGCGCCTCTTTCTGAGCGCCTGCATCGCTTTGTGTTTCCGCCAGCTTTTCGCGCAGCTCCTTCAGCTCTTGCATGACTTCCTCCGGCACCTTTTCAACGATTTCCGTCTTGGTGGCCACCGTCACAGGCTGTTTGAGCTGTTCTTCCAGCTCTTTGATACGCTCTTCTAAGATAGCTGTTTCCTGCTCTCTGTTATAAAGGCTTTTACGCAGCTCTTCGGCTTCATGTTCCAGGACATCGCGCTGGCTGCTCATTGCTTCGGCAATCTTCTTGCTTTCGGCGGCACTAGCCAGCTGCATGCTGAGCTCTTCGGCCTGCCTGCTGACCTTGGCCAGCTTCTCTTCGGTCTTTCTGGTCAGCTTATGGTCAGCTTCAGCTTTGGCTTCGGCAGCTTCTTTGGCCATCTTCAGCTTTTTGATTTCCGCCTGCAGCTCACGCGTGCTGATATCCTCTACATGCGCTTCCTTGATGAAATCCTCACGCTGTTCTGCCGGCACTCCTAAGAGTAAAACCGCCTGCGTATACGTCAGCTTTTCTACCACGTCGCTTTTGGCAGCACTGCCAAACAATACACCTTGATCAGCGCCGTACTCATCATATACACGCATAAGGTTATTAGCTGTACTTTGACTAAACTCCACCGCCTCAGCCAACCACTTGCCAAACTGTCCAGGCTCCAGCATCTCCTTAGCCTCTTTAAGCTTTTTGCCAATGGCGATGCTGTTGCTTAAGACCAACCTACGCGTCTGGTCTTTAATCAAATTTATTTCCGCCGCCACCATCTCCGGCGTGCGAGTCACCTGCATATCATTCATGCTCATGCTGCTTTCACTCCCTTCTTCTTACCTACTTCCGCTAAATATTTTTTATAGCTCTCAACAAAGGCTTCCACCTCCTGCGTCATGCCACAGTTATGGTTACCGCGCACCTGAATGATTCGCTTTTCAGGACCAACAAGCTCCATTGTATAAAATGGCACTTCCGGTTCTTCAAGTCTGCGTATCAGGATAATGGTGCACTTCCCTTTGGCATGCCTATCTGCATATGTTCCTACGCAATGATGCAGGACTTTGCCTTCAGCAATAAGCTCCGATGAGCTTTCAGCAACCTTTGCTAAAAAACCGCCGGCGGTAAAGTTATACTGCTTGCGTTCCTCTTTAAGTTGGGCAATCTGCTTATCAAGCTCTTCATCTGCTTTAATCTTAAGCTGTGTAATCACGTTCTGGTGTGCCTGCTGCAGGTCATGCGGCTTCAGCACCGCTGTATCTTCCAGGCTTAAGCCAATCTTGCCGCAGTCTTTCAGGTAATCAATCCAGTCAATAAGAACTCCTCGGATGCTGTAGTATCTTTTCTTTTTCTGCTGCTGTCGAAGTATATACTTTAAAGTCTCTTCTGAGCAAACGCCATAGCCTTTCAATGTGTCAAACATTTCGCATGTGTCGAAGTGACTCAGCTGTTCCAGCTCCTTACGCTTTTGTGCAAGGTCCACAAGACTAAAGCGCGAATTTTTCTTTAGATACAGCGCCAGGCTGAATGTATTCATATCCACCGCCAAAGCTGATAGCGCAAGCATATCTCCTTTGCCGATTGGCACTCCAAGCAGGTCCTTAGGCGTTTTGCCCTTCCAATTGAATATATTACGGAAATTGCGGCATTCTAAGCCTTCTGCTACTATGTTCCACAGTCCCATTTTCATTATGTACTCCAGCTGCGGGTGCTTTTGATAAAGCTCTATATACCGGAAAGCATCTTCTGCACCTGTCAGCCTAAAGAACGCGTCCAGCTGACTGTATTTTAGCCAGCTGTCCTTTAAAAGCGGCTCCAGCCTGTCCAATCCAAGCCATACATGGTAACCGTTAAGCTCCATAACATAATCCTTGCTATACAGACTTCTTATTTTGCTCCACCATTCATTACCCCAAAAATCGCATTCATGTGTCCAATGGATTACTTCATTCTTGCGCATCAGGTAATATTCGCGCGGAACATAATCCTCAAATATTTCTCCCGTAGCAGCGCTTATACAGCGATAGACAGCAAAGCTGCGAGCAATTATAGCTTCTTTGTCATACAGAGCTCGTGCAAAATATGTAAAATAATACTTTGCTTGGGTGCGTGCTCTTCGCCAGCCATGTACAATCTCACCATCTGCTCCGCATTTCGGGCAAGTTGCCCTATCTTTATGGCTTGACTTAGCAAGAACGATGTGCTTGCCACACCTGCTGCAAACCGCCTTTTGCTTATCTTCACGGTCAGGCACCATGAAAAAGTTTCCGCTCCCCGTGGCTACCTGATTAAAATAGCGTTTCAATTCATCGCCAATGCCGGCAGGGAAATACCGCATAAAATGCAGGAAGTCTTTGTCGGCCAGCAGTCTTTCTCTGCTTTTGGGCCAACACTTAGCAACTGCTTGTTCTATTTCCTTCTTCTTCAATTGATTTCACCTTCTTGATATTAGAAAAAATCATCAAGATTAACGCTTACGGCAGCAGCGCCAGCGCCAGCATCCACCTGCATTCCAGGCGTTTTGCCAAGCGCTTGGTTCGCGGCCGTCGCCCCTGCTGCCGGCTCTGTGGCCTTGATGTTGTAATATTGGCAGGCAATTTCAACCGCCTGCGCCTCATCCACACAGCCACAGCCGCCAACAGCGTGCTTCTTGGCCTCTGCCTTGATGGCATCCAGCACCCCGGCCAAGGTTTTCTTTTGCTCAAGGATTTTTTCTGCAACCTCTGGGCAGGATGTTGCCAGCTGCAGGAGCTGCTCTGCGATGTATTTAGAGCAGGGATCCTTAGCTGCTTCCATTTCGGCGTCCAGCTTTTCAATTGCCTGTTTCTGGCCTTCAGTTAATACCATTGCTAACCCTCCATGTCTTTCAATTTACGTGCTTTGCGATGCAAGGCAAAGCATGGCACCGCATGACGCGACAGTTTGCGTTCTGCTGCCTGCAGATGGTCTTTGTAGCTGATGCGATGGCTATGGTATACGCCATACATAAAACGCATGATATTATAGCGGTCAAGCTTTTCCATTGCTCTTCTCCTCTTCCTCCCAAATTTCCATAACTGCACCGGCAAAGCGCTGGCAGGTTTTGTTTTCCTCTTCATTCAGCTGGCGCTTCTTGACCTGAATGCTGCGTTGGTATAATTGTTTGGCCAAAACATCCAGGCGGGTATCCTTAGCGTTGAGCTTGCCATAATCGTGCGCCGCCACGAGCGCTATGGCCTGCAGCAAGACTTCCATAGTCTCAGCCGTTGCTTCCTTGGTCGCTTTGATTTCGCGCGCTGCCGATACCGCAATCGCCTGCGCCGGGGCAATGCCCTGCTTTGCACATTTAAATGCTGCACGACGCTTATTTTTACGGGTTATACTACTCATTGCATCCTCCCATTTGGCGGATTTCCTCGCCGATGAGCTTGTGCAGCTTCTTCAGCTCCTCTTTAGTCAGCGTAATGCCCTTGCCAGGCTTGCCGTTGGGGTTCCAGGTGCGCAGGTCATATTTTGTGTATTTCTCATCCCAGACAACCACGTTCAGCTCCTTTGTGTAGCCGGAAGGGTTCTCGCTGAGAGCACCGATTCTTCTTTCCAATTGAAACTCAATCTGCATTGATTTCACTCCTTATGTTTGTTATAATATATGTGATTTCACTTTTTACTTTTATTTTCACTTTTGTGTGAACAATTTAATTCTTTTTCTCATATTTTTCACTTCTTAGAGCATTGATACGCCAATATCAATGCTCTTTTTCTTTTTGTGGAACGTAGAAAGCGCAGTCATTATTTGAGAACCTCGATGGGAATCAATACGACGTCCCCCGGCTGTAACGTGCCTTTGATGTTGCTGATTTGGCGCGTATAAAAGATAACCTCGTGAATGTCGCGCCGGTCTCCTTCGCTATCCATGACACCGCCTACCAGATGCCACAGGGTGTCACCCTCAGCAGCAGTAACCTTGACAACGTAGCGGTCAACCGGACGGCTGTAGTCATACGCAGCCCACACGCAGCAAGCTGCGAGGATGGCGATTAAGATTTTTTTCATTATTGCTCCCCTCCTTCCCAAGGTTCTACGAAAATACCGATATCGATTTTAGCGTTCTTAAGTTCTTCTTCCAGCTGATCCGGCGTAATACCGTAGGTTTCGGCCAAATATTTCATGATAGGATTTTCACGCATAATCTCATCTCCTTCCCTACCGCCTCGCGTTCCGTGCTATAATAAAAGCACAGGATGGAGGTGATTGTTATGAGGTTAAATATTGACTGCGTCCGTGATGTAATGCTTTGGGCTGAAGCGAATAGTGATTTGCGTCATCCTGCAATTTACATTGATACAGTTTTATCTAAATCCCTCGCAGAAGCATACGAAGAAGTGCCTCCGTCAATTCCGCCGCCTCAATTTGAACTGCTCACTCGTTATGACAACGACGAAATCGTATACCACATTAAATATTGCATCAGAG